AAATATCCTCCCGTCTAGTTCCCCCCGGGTTCGAACCGTTTTCGTCGGAAAACGCGCTGACCAGCGGAAACACGCCGCGGTATGCTAGCGATCATGCCGACCGACCCGCTGTTCACCGTGCTACCCGGCCCGCACGGCCGGTTGCGCCGGCTGTTGGCAGAGCAGACCGGCGGCCGGGACCTCCCCGGGGACCTCTTGCACGTCGTGGAATCGCTTGCCGACCGGATCGACGCCGCCAACGCCGCCGGCGCTTACCGCGGGTTCGTGATGCTCACCGCTGAGTACCGCGCCGCTCGAGCGGAACTCTTCGGTGACGCCGCGCCGGCCGATGACTCGTTCGACAACCTGATAGCCGAACTCGCCGGCAACGATGACGACGCCGTCGCCGCCACCGCGGTACGCGACCCCGCGGAGTAGCCGGCCGACATACGGGCCGCGGGTTGCCCGGTTGTCGGCGGCGCTGTTGCGGCGCCCGTTCATGCCGTGGCAGCACGCCGCGGCGGCGCTGTTGAACGAGCACGACGGCGCCGGCGTCCGCACGAACCCCTTTGTGGTGTGCACCATCCAACGGCAAGCCGGCAAGACGTCGTGGCTGCTCGCTGAGGCCGTCGAACGGTGCATGCTCGGGTTGCCTAACCGGCGCGTGTGGTACACGGCGCAGAACGGTCAATACGCCCGGGAAAAATGGGGTGAGTTGGTCGCGGAACTCATGCAACCCGGCGCGCCACTCCGCGACCGGGTCGTGGTCAAGTCGACCAACGGCGCCGAACGGTTGATCTTCCCCAACGGGTCGACGTTCCGGCCGTTCCCGCCGACGAAAGACGCGTTGCACAGCATGCAATCCGACCTAGTCATCGTGGATGAGGCGTGGAAACACGACCTCGTGCGCGGCGGCGAACTCTTGCAAGCGATCAACCCGACACAGGCCACCCGGCCCGGCGCACAAGTGGTGTTGGTGTCGACGGCCGGCACGAAAGATTCGAAGTGGCTGCGGACGTTTGTGGACCGCGGCCGCGGCGGCGACCCGGGCGTGACGTACCTCGAGTGGTCGATCCCGGATAGCGCCGACCCGTTGGACGTCGACGCCGTGGTGGCGGCGCACCCGGCCGCCGGCCGCACCATCGACCGGGAGTTCTTGGCACGGGAAGCGGTGATCATGGCGGACTCACCGGGTGAGTACGCCCGGGCGTACGGGAACCGGTGGACCGACGCCGCGGAACGCGTCATCACCGCGGCCGCGTGGGCCGCCATCCGTCACCGTGACGCAACACCGGCGGATGGTGTCCCGCCGGCGCTCGCCGCCGACGTCGCTATCGACCGGTCGGCGGCCGCCATCGTGGCGTGCTGGCCGACCCCGGAAGGCGTTCCGGTGCTCGAGGCGATCCGGTGGGTACCGGTGAACGACGCCGCCGGCATCCTCGCCGGCATGCACGCCGACCACGGCGCCGCCGTGTGGCTTGACGGTGGCACCGGCCCGTCGGGGACCATCGTCGATCAACTCACCGATCGTGGTGAGTTGCCGCCATGGGTGACGACGTTGTCGACCCGGGAACTGTCCACGGCGTGCGCAACGATGATGGACCGCATAGGCGGACGCACCGTGCATCACCGCGGCGAACCCATGCTTGACGACGCCGTCGCCGGCGCCGGCAAACGCGTCATCGGTGACGGTTGGGTATGGGGACGCCGATCGAGCGCCGTGCATGTGGCGCCGCTCATCGCCGCGTCGATCGCGTTGCACGGGCACGCGCACCGGAAGCCCGCGCCGGCCCGACCCCGCGTCTACGCCGCATGACCCGGCCGCGTCTGCTCGACCTGTTCTGTTGCGCCGGCGGCTGTTCGGTCGGCTACTCCCGGGCCGGGTTCGACGTCGTCGGCGTCGATCACGCGCCGCAACCCGATTACCCGTTCGAATTCCACCGGGCCGACGCGTTGCACTACCCGTTGACCGGGTTCGCCGCCGTCGCCGCGTCGCCGCCGTGCAAGCTACACACCGCGCTACGCGCCACGGCGACCAAGCCGGCGCTGTTCGAAGTGCACACCGACCTAGTCGCCGCTACCCGGGCCCGGTTGGTCGCGGCCGGCGTCCCGTACGTCATCGAAAACGTCGTGGGTGCGCCGCTACTCGACCCGGCCCGCTATTGCGGGTCAAGCTTCGGTCTGCCGGTGCGCCGACACCGGCTGTTCGAAACGAATTGGCCACTAGTCGCGCCGCCGTGCAACCACGCCGCGCAAGGCGAGGTCGTGGGCGTCTACGGCACCGGCGGCGCGGATGTCGGATGGGCCGTACGCACCGGCGGCCGGCGGACGCACCGGGGACCCGGGCGCGGCGGCCGGAAGGTTGCCGGCGCCGAAGCGGCCGCGGCGTTGGGTATCGACTGGACAACCGACCAACGCCGGCTATCGCAGGCGATCCCGCCGGCCTACACCGAACACATAGGCCGGCAACTGTTGGCGCTTGTCGCCTAGCGGCCGTCGATCATCGGCGCGGCCGGCCGCGCCGGTATCGGCAGACCAAGCAACACGTACAGCGCCGCGGTGGGTACCCGTGCCGTGCCGGCCGTGGTGATGGTCGGTATCTCGCCGCGGGCCACGGCGCGGTACGCGGATCGCTCGCTCATGCCCAACAGTTGCCCGGCGACCGGGACGGTGAGCACCGGCACCGACCACGGCGACGGTAGGCGCGTTGTCACCGGGTGACTCACAGTGCCACACAGTGCCACGCAGCGCCGACAGCCGGCCGCCGGCGGTGATCGTCCGGCATGCTCCCGGCATGGGTTGGTTGTCGCCGTTCACCTCGCTGGGGCAGGCGTTGTCGATCCCGTCGCCGCTCGTGCCGCAGATCGAAGCGTGGACGACATCGCAACTAGAGTCCGTCATTTGGTCGGACGTCGTCGGCGCCGGCGAACCGTTGCCGATGACCCGGGCCGAAGCGATCATGGTCCCGGCGTTGGCCCGGGCCCGGCATTTGACGGCCGGTGCGATCGCCGGGTGCCCGCTCACCGCGTGGAAGGCCGGCGCCCGGGTGGACCCGACGCCGTCGTGGGCGATCGCCACCGACGGGCAGTTGGGGACGTTGCCGCCGGCCCGACGGTCGGCGTTGGCGCTGCACGCCGGCCAATCGCCGTGGTGGCGGATGCTGTGGACCGTCGACGACCTGATCTTCTACGGCGCGTCGCTGTGGTTCGTGACGCAACCGGACCCGGACGGCCGGCCGCTCCGGATGGCCCGGTTGCCGTGGTCGACATGGTCGGTTGACCAGGAAGGCCGGGTCACCGACGCCGACGGCCGGCCGTTCGCTGACAACGAACTCCGCGTCATCCCGGGCCCGCACGAGGGATTGATCAACTTCGCACAGCGGACCATCCGCGAGGCGTCGACCCTCGAAACGTCCGCGGCGGACATCGCCCGGCGGCCGTTCCGGCTCGAGCTACACCAAACGACCGACCTCGAGCTCACCCGGGAAGAGCGGGCCGAACTAGTCGCCAACACCCGGCAGGCGTTGTCCGATAACAACGGAATTCTCTTCACCAACGCCGCCGTCGAAACGAAAGACCACGCCGTCGACTCGCACGAACTGTTGATCGACGGCCGGAACGCGTCCGCGGTGAACATTGCCCGGGTCGTGTCCATCCCGGCCGCCATGATCGACGCCACCACGGCCGGCGCTTCGCTGACCTACGAAACGACCGCCGGCCGTAATGCCGAATGGGTCGACTACGGGCTATCGCTGTATCTGGACGCGATCGAAGCCCGGTTGTCGATGGACGACGTCGTGGCGTCCGGCACGTCGATGGCGTTCGACACCACCGAATTAACGTCGCTCACCGTGCCCGCCACCGGGCAACCCAAGGAGGATTAACCGTGACTCACCTTCCGCACCTCGTGCTGTGCGACGCGTCGGCGTTGTCGCTGACCATCACCGCGCCGGCGGCGCTCACCGCGGCCGCCACCACGGCCGGCAGCGACCGCCGGTTGGCCGGCCTGGCGTTGCCGTTCGGTGCGCCCGGGCAGACGTCCGCCGGCCCGCTGACCGTCAACGCCGGCGCGGTACAGCTGCCCACCGACCTTCGCCGTGTCAAGCTGTTCACCGAACACGGCCGGCAAACCCCGGTCGGGTACGCAACCGAGGCCACGGAAACGGCCGATGGGTTGCGGATGGCGTTCCGGGTCGGCGCGACCCCGTCGGGGGATGCCGCGCTCATCGAAGCGGCGGAAGGCATCCGCGACGCGTTGTCCGTCGAACTGTCCAACGTCACCGTTGCCGACGGTGTCGTGACGGCCGCCGAACTAGTGGCCGTCGTGTTGACCAGCGTTCCGGCGTTTGCAGATGCCCGGATCGCCGCGACCCGGTCGGCGTTGGTCCCGGTGACACCCCCCCCGGCACCGGGACCCGCGCCGACCGGACAACCGTCCATGGTGATCGACGTCTCCGGCGGGTCGTTGCCGCCGGAACTGACCCGGCGCCGCGGCGGCGCGCTCGTGCTCGCCGCGGTGATGCCGGCCATGGCGGCCGCCATCCGCGACAACGACATCGGCCGGGTGAATGCGGCGTTGTCCGACGTCGTCCCGGGAATGGACACCGGCGGTGGCGCCGTCGGTACCGGAATGTGGCTAGGGGAATTGTGGACCCCGGTCGCGCAGGAACGGCACTTCTGGCCGCGGGTGCAACACCAAACGTTGACCAGCGGGTTAAAGGTGTACGGGTGGAAATGGGGAACCCTGCCGGCCGTCGGCCCGTACGCCGGCAATAAGACGGCGATTCCGTCCAATCAAGTCACCATGGTTCCGGCGGAAGCGCCGATCCAACGGTACGCCGGCGGTTGAGATATCGACCGAATTCTTGTCGACCTTGGGGAACCCGGGTTCTTGGAATCATTCTTCCGGGCCGCCACCGTCGATCTTGGCAATAAGCTCGAAGCGGGATTGGCGGACGCGATCGCCGCGGCCGCCGGCGCCGGCGGAACGGCAACCGACGTCTACGCCGGTGTGTCGTTGGTGATCCGGACGTTGATCGCCGCCGGCGCGACCCCGGCCGCCGTGGCGTTGGCGCCCGACGTGTGGGCCGACCTCGTCGAATCACCGCGCGCGGAATCGCCGTGGTGGCTACCGGAACAGGCGTCGCTCTCGCTGGGCAACGAAGAGGCGCGGTTGACCGACCTAGGCGTGTTCCTAGGTCCCACGCTCGACCCCGGCGTGATCTTGGGTTGGGATAAGCGGGCCGTCACGACCTACGAGGCCGCGCCGATGCCCGTCCGGGTGCAGGCCGTGAACATTCCCAACGGTGGCATCGACCTAGGCGTGTTCGCCTACTCGTCGACCATCGTCAACGACGACCGGGGCGTGGCACTGGTCACCGTCGGGCCGGACGTCCCGTAGCCGATGACCGTACCCGTTGCGCCCGTGTGGCTGTCAGTCGCAGACGTCAAGGATCAACTGCGGATCGCCGGCGGCGACACCACCGACGACGCGTTGATCACCCGGTGCGCCGCGGCCGTCGAACCCCAAGTGGAACGCGCCCGGCCCGATATGGCCGTGGCGGCGCCGGTTGCGGCGTATGTCCCGGACGCGGAGGTGTACCAAGCGGGCGTCATGCTCGCCGCCCGGTTGGTACGCCGGCGGCT